AAAAAAAGAACCCCAGTCTCATGCTTTTTAATCCCACCATCATTTTTGCGCCGTTAGGAGTTTATAGGCCCCGATCCGCGAAGAATTCGCACAAAAGGGTTAAGTAAAATCCTGACTTTGCCGACTAATTTTGTACTATGATGCTTTCTTAAGGGCAATTCGGGTTTAAAAGAGGAAACTTTTTAGCCTTGACATTGGGGCCTATATGCAGGTTGCCCACGATCAGGCAAATTCCAGGTGCATAGCTTGGGAAGTCGAAAAGTCTCAAGGGCCTTTTTATTGCCCGGAATGCAAGGGCGCGTTGATTCTCAAGAAGGGCAGAGTACGTGAACACCACTTTGCCCACAGACCGCCCTTCACATGTCAGTACAGTAGCGGCGAATCTGAAATACATTACAGAGCTAAACGTGAACTATTTACCGCGCTTTCTGCCCATCCCCTCTGTAAAAAATGTGAGCTTGAAAGAAGTCTTAAAGGCGTACGCCCTGACATCAGCCTCTACATTGAAAACCATCCGGTCGCGATAGAGATTCAAAGGTCCTCAGTAACGGTTGACGATATAATTAAGAAAGCGGAAGCCTATAATAGGCTTGGAACATATCTCCTATATCTTTTCCCAGAGTCAGGACCTAACCTTACCTGGCGGGACAATGAACAAGAATACGTATGCAGGCCGAATCAATGGGAAAAGTTCCTTCACTCTATGTTTTTTGGAAGAGTTTACTACTGGGTAGGAGGGTTACAGGTAAGGCCGTATCATTTCTCCGAATTCAAAATATGGGTAGAACCAAGGTGGTGGTATGATGAGGATGGTGATTCCCATTATGGTGGCGATTATGATAAAAAATCAAAATTAATGAAGATGCCAATAGATCACCCGGATGTAACATTGAATATTGTAGAAGATTTCCATGGGAGAAATAGAGAAAGATACGAGTTGGCTAATTTTACTATTCCAAGCTGTAAGCTTTGGATGGATGGTTATGACATTTGGTGGTAAGTATAGAGTGTAATATTATTCTATAGAATTTAAAATATTAGCAAAAAACAATTTTCCAGATTACAAAAGCTTAGGATGCGGACGCAAATCATTAGCTTTAATCTCAGCCTCACGATCGTTTTCTGCAAAGAACATAGTGATAAAATAATCATGTCCTTCGAGATGCCGAACTGATTTCAGATTTTCTTCAAATTTTTGAGCATCTGAAAAATATTCAAAGTAGTTAACCAAATGGTTATCTCTATTATCAGTGTGAATTCGATACACATAATAAGGCATTAAACAAATCCCTCCCTTTGGGTGTTAGACATAATATCCATGTCTTCGGTTATTGATAGCCTTGTTAGGCTTACTGAGCTTTTCTTGTCTTTGATTTAGATGGGCGGGGGGGTGATTCAATTTCTGATTCCGTATTTTCAATCTTAATTTCATCAGCATTTACTAATTTAGATGCTATTTTAATTTCATCAGATGCTTCGTTCCAAATAACAGATAGAACTTGTGTAATTGATATAAATGTTCCACCGCCACCATAAGAGCTTAATTTAACTTTACGATAGTCTTTCATTATCTGATCGACAAATATCTTCGCAGCCTCCTTCCTTCTTTCATCACCTTTCTTTATTAAATCATTAGTAATGCTATTAGTGCTATATTGATATTGATGTGGCAAAGGCGGTTCTTCTCTATATATTATATCAGATCCCTTACCAGCGAATTTATATCCCCATATATTGTTGGCATAAATATAATGGTTTAACGCCTTCTCTATTGAATTTCTTAACTTAGGATTTTTGTTAGACTCAGGACTATCTAAATAGTGTTTGACTTTATAATGTGTTTCTCCCAAAGCTGGTCCATAGTCTTTGTAAGAAATGCCCACCTGCACCCTTGACTCAAGTTTTTTCAGAGCTTCAATAGCCTCTTTAGCTGATTGGGCATTTGCTATCCCAGCAAACCAAAAAATTAAAATAATAGAAATTGGCAGTAATTTTTTCATGGCAATTCCCCTTTTGCCTCAGAGATTATTTAGGAAGCCAGCATAGCAAGCTTTTGAGGAGAAATAAAGGGTTATGGGAAGTCACTTTTGAAAAACACAGATTGTATGTGTGGATCAGCCTTCTTTAGACTTCTTCTGGCCGTATGACTCACGCCGTTTAGCGGTTATCAGGTCCTTGTTTTTGGCGTGTCTCTCCCGCCGCTTCGCCCGTTTAGCCTCAAGGCGGGCCTTGGCCGCTTCCGCCTCTTCCGGGTCCTTCTCGAAAAGGCTGATTTCCCCACAGCTTAATTGATCGCTTACCCTGATAATCATGCCCCGGACGGCGTGGGGTTGTTTGTCCTCCATTCTGGCGATTTCGGCGGGCCGGAGTTGAAAGAGCTTGTTTAAGAGATAGAGTCTTATCCCTTCGGAAAAGCTCCCGGAGCGCTCTTCCACCATCTTTTTCCAGGGTTCAAAATTGTGGGTATCCTTCCCCCCGTCCAGGGCTTCAATTATGGCTTGTAGGCGCTTGAGGGCGGCTTGATAAACCTTCCTGGCCTTCTCAACAGTCGTGTCATACTTGACGGCCAGGTCCTTATAGGTCCATTTATGAAAGAACCGGTCAATGAAAATCCCGGTCTGCTTCAGGTCAGGGTTGAAGCCCCCAAAGGGAGATTCCGCTTCCGTGGTGAAAACCTCTATGGGTTCACCAGTCTTATCCGAAACCTGGGGTAGCTCGGATTCGCGGATAAACTTCTTTGACTGGGCAAAAATGATGCTGATTTCCTCCCCATTTTCGCCTACCCCCGTCTTCTCGAAAACGGTCAAGTTATCCTGGGCAAGGTAAAGTTCAACCGGCCTGCAAGGGATACTGCACCCTTCCCGGCGGGCGCATTTTTCACAGACGCCTTTCATTTTACCTGAACCGGCCCACGGCCCCTCTTTTGATAAGGGGCCGTAAAATATCCAAAGCTCTTTGGCTGTGGCGGGGCGGATTCTGGCCGGGGTCAAGCTTGAATGAAAGCATTCCCCCCAGGCTCACGGCCTGCAAGCCCACGCCCTCAGTATCATACCGGAGCAAATGCAGGGCTTCTTCCGCTTGGGCCTGCTTCAGGGCGGCCAGGATTTCGGCCTTTTGGATAGCCGTGTAACGATCCGCCAGGGTCTTATCAAGCTTCCACCACAGATTGAACTCAAGCTCATTCAGGGACCGGAAGGCCATAAGCAGGGCCGCGGCCTGGGTTGCCGCGTCCGCCGCTAACCAATCATCGGTATGGAGACGGTCTGCAAAATGGGCTTCCGCCCCGTCTTCATCTATCCAGGTGTTATATCCCGCGTCCGGGTAAGCGATTAGATCACTCATTGGCTCATTAACTCCTTTAAATCCTTAACGCTTTTGAGTTTGCCTTGATAATAAAGGGACTCAACTTTCAGCTTGCCGGATTCCACCAGGTTAAAACGGGTAGGGCCAAGGGCTTCACGGGCAAAGGCCACGTCTCCGGGGTCTGAACTCTTGACCATGGATTGCATCCAATCGCGGTAGTTCATTTTTCGGTCCACAAACTTGACCTCATAGCCCCGGTAAGCCGTGGAGGTTGTCCCGTCCTTGTGATGAACCGTCCGGGGATCGGTGTCAAGGCGGGCTATGCGCCGGGCCGCTTTGTCATATGCAGGCCCCGCGGCGTCTTCAAAGGGCACGGTTTTCCCGTCAACTATCACGTCTTTCATGACCGGGTAGAGGAAGCAGCGGCAACCATAATGCACGGGCGGCGCGGGGGCGTCTTTAAGATCATATTCCTGACTGTCCAGGAAGGCGCAATATTCACAAGTCTGGCGGTCAAGTTCGGCCTGAAAACGGAAACCCCTAAACCGGTCTGCATTCGCCAGGTACATTTCCCGTTCGGCCCAATTCGCCGCGCTATGCAGGGCGGTCCTCAAGACGCGCTGGGCAGACCTCGCGCCAATGTCCAGGGCCTTTTGAATGCTGGCCGCGGACTCTTTCATGCTTTCATCCAATAGCAGACTTTGCCGGGCCGCTTGAAGTACCCGCTCCGCGGCTGAGGTTTCCAACTTTTTCAGGTAGTCATTGAAGAAAGTTCCCTCAATTTGGCTGCTATCCCACCAGGCCAGGGCGCGTTCTTTTGTGACATGTGACCACTTCAAACCCGCCGACACGTTTTCGGGAAGACTTCCTTCAATGATCCCGTTGATAATTTCCGGCGTGGCCATGGCCGTTTCAACAGCCTTGGCCTTCATGTCCTGGCCTATGCCCTGGTAGATTTCGGCCAGGGTTTTTTCAATTTCGGCCTTCCGCTTGAGAAGAAGGGCCTTCTTCCTTTCCAGGGAAGGGGTTGATTCCGCCGCCGCGGTCAACCTCATGAGCTTGCCGGTGATGGTTTCTAAGGCCCCTTCCAAGGTTTGGGCAATATCATCCCCGTAGGCATTGACCAAGCCTTCAAGCCTGTGGGTGAATTTATAGCGTTCGTCAAAATAATTATTCATGTTATTCCCATAGAAAGCCGGGCGTATTCGGGAGAAGAAAGGTAATAAATATCAAGCGCTTGCACGAAGGGCAGTCTCCCCGGAAGGCCGAAGCCCTCCGGGGATTCCGCTTTGCTGCATTGACCACAACGACAACGTGGGAGTTGCCCCCAATGGGCTTCCCGCCTGTTGGCCGCCAGGCGGTAGGCCGTCTCCCCCGGCCTGTCTGGTAAGGGCGCGCCACGACTCGCGCCCCGCCCATATCGTTACACCACGCTAACCGGCTGTGGTGGTTGTGGTTGAAGTGGTGGTAGTCGTTGTGCTGGTGGTGGTTGTGGTAGTCGTTAAGCCGGTAAAAGGCCGCGTGCTGACTTCCCGCGTTAGGTGGGCGGAAAAATTAATCCCCGTGGCCACGGACCCGGAAACCTCAGTATAGAGCCGCACGTAAGGCCAGACGTAAAGCCCCTTCACATTAGAGAAGGGCAACACGTACCGGCCCGTCAAGGAATCCTGATCCCCGCCAAGGACTTCTTTGGCCCCGATTTCCAGAATGGCCAGGTCTTCCACATAGGCGCTGAAGTCATGGGCGGCGGAACCTTGAAGCTTGACCCGGTAAAGCTCATCGCCAGAGTCAATCTCCAAGGCCGCCACGTCAATAACCAGCTTCCCTTCTACCAGTTCACGCCCCAGGTTGACCACCTTGGCTTGACCGCCCATGGCCCCGGCCAAATTGGAAGCCACCAGGCCCGCTTCTTTCAGTTCATGTTGTACGTCAAACATGGCTCACCTTCCTTCCGCCTAAGCGTTCTTCACGCCGCGGAGACGGGCGGCGGCGCGGGGATGAAAGACGGCCAGGCCGCAAATCCACTCAATCAGGGTCCGGTAGGCCGTCCCTCCTGAGTATAGGCCCATGTCAATTACGTCCATTTTGCCGCATTGCAGGCCGGAGACGTATTCCTTCGCGCCGAAGCGGACGGCGTAAATGCTGGTACAAACGGAAGACCCGCCGCCAGGGGCCGCTTCATCAAAGGCCAGGATCGGGTTATCGGCTTCATCGTTTTCGATAACGGCGATAGGCACGCCCGCATAAGCCGTAAGCAGACGGCCAAAGGCGTCCGAAACGGTTTCAATGGCCTGGTTAGCCGCCCTGACCAAGGTGGAGATTTTCCGGCGCATGGTCTTGTTCATGAAAAGCACGTCCGGGCCGCCCGCCACGGCGTCAATGAGTTCGTCCAGTTTAGGTAGGCTCAAGACGTCTCCCCCGGAAGTCGAACCCATGTTAATCACCTGGCCGCCGGTCAAGCGTTTTTGTAGGCCGTCAAACCCCTTGGGGTCCTCGTCCGTGTCGCCCTTGAAAAAATTTTTGCAGTGGAACAGGGCCGCGGCCTTGGCCTTCAGTCCGTCATGAATGGCCCGAAGGTCATTGATGTTTCCCTGAGTCTTAACCAAGGCCCGGTCAACATCGGAGACGCCGCCCATAATGGCCAGGGTTTCGGTAATGGGGTTGATTACCCCGGTTGATTCCGTGTAGCCTTCGCCGATCCCGCGGAAGGCGATACCCGGAAGGGCCTCTTCCTGATTGTACTTATAGGAGTCGGACGCCACGTCCCGGAAGGGCAACCGTTCCAGGATCGGGGAAGTCCGGGGGAAGACTTCAATCACCCCGCGCTGCAACGGGGTCTGTGAGAGTTTCGCAGCTTCAAGCAAAGTCAGAGACATGATTCACCTC